GCATAAAAAGACAGAGGGCTTGCGCCCCCTATCCCATGTAACAATGACAAGGTTTAAACACCGGGACAGCATCATTGTCATGCAAAGATTAGACCACTAATACAACTATGAACAATTCTTGCGTTAGTCCTTTGCGCTTGTGTTGATCAATCACCACCAATGTCTTTTAAAAGGAGAGGCACCCGAAGGCACCTCCCCATTGAGTTATGCTGGCTCAACCCACACCATAGATGTGGCTTCTCCAGTCTTCTGGTCAATGACCTTGTTACTACCCATCTTGAGGTTATCAAGTTCAAGACCACGTGTCCAATTCTTGAGGGTCTCCATACCACTCCAAGTGCTGGCTTGCACAGGCTTACCAGTTTCGGTATCTCTAAAGGCAAGAACACCGTATTGAACACCACTCCCTGAACCCATAGCAAAGTTCAAGCCTCCTGCAGTAACACCAACACCTGCGTCAGTAACTGCTTTGTCAGTACAAATCACGGTAACCTTGTCCGTGTTCTTGTTGACGTGCAAAGAATAAAAGAATACACTCATAATAAAACATTTAAGTAATGAATGGGAAAATTCCCGGTGGTGTATAAGTGAACACCAATGATTAGCAAGGGAGCAGAATAAACTGCTTTATATAGATACATTCACACGCATATATATATACAAGGCTCGTGCCCTCCCTGCCTGCTCTGTCTTTCACACAGAGACTTCTCTTGGATGATAGTACATAACATAGTACACACTCACATCACAATGGACACACACACCCTCCCCCCGTGCACATTTTTTTTTGTGCCTGCGCGCGTTGCACAGTAGCACCTCACTTGACAGGGGGGTACCACGCGTCCTTGCAATAGTTGGGGAGCAAAATATTATAACCCCATTAAAACCTCACACACATAAGTTTCATGATACCGGGGGTAACAATTTTATTTGTGGTGTAAGGGGGTGTTTAAAAAATGGTATATTAGATGTATAGGGTAGTTATGGATAAGTTTGATTTTGATGATTTCATGGAGATGGGGGAGGATATAATGTATTCTGCTTTTGATAATTCTTATCTTATGCTTACTGGTAAGATTACTATGTTGGAATTTATGAACGTTACTGTGGATACAGACTATACTGCTGTGTTGGCGCATGACCCGGATGACCCTACTCGTGATCAAGTATCTGAGATCATAAGACATTTCGAGGAGCAGGAGGAGTATGAAAAGTGTGCGGAGTTGAAAAAAATATCTGACAGCCTGAAAGAATAAATATTTTTTATTTATATTTACTTCTATTGTTAATTTAAAAACCTAATACAATGGCAGAAGTAAAAGAAAACGTGGAAACTCCTGAGACTATGTCCCCAGAGGAGATGAAGAAGAAGCGTGCTGAGATCACCAAGTTTTATAAAGAAAGCATCAAGAATCTTGAGGTGCAATTGGAGTATGAGAAACTACTCACTGATATTGAGAAGCAACGTGCAGAGCGTGTGCAGGCTCAGATGTTTCTAGCTCAGGCTTATGGTGCTGGTGAGAAACCTCAGAGTGAAGCTGGTCAAGAGTGGGAAGAGGAATTTGAAGGTGCACCTAAGAGAACTCTAAAGAGAGACTAATGAAGTTGCTTAGGAAAGGTTCGACAGGAGATGATGTAAAACAACTCCAGAAGCTACTCAGACTTAAGACTGATGGTATATTCGGTCCTAATACTGAGAAAGCTGTTGTTCGTTACCAAATGTCCAATGATCTAAAGGTTGATGGTGTAGTGGGTAATGAGACCTGGACTATGCTACTTAATAGTGCACACTCAGAGGATGCTATTGATGAGAGCAGCGATATTCAAGATCAATTCTTTGAGACAGGCTACGGTCAGAAGATCCATCGTTATTACTTGCCAAAGGGTGAGTACATTGATGGCCCTGTAAAGAATGACTACATCTGTTTACATCACACAGCCAGTGGACCAAACCCATATAAGGTAATTGACTACTGGGGCAGGGACACAAGAGGTCGTATAGCCACAGAGTTTGTTCTAGGTGGTAGAGACTGTGCAACTGGTAATGATGAACATGATGGGGTGATGGTGCAATGCTTCCCCACCGGAGGTCAAGCGTGGCATCTAGGTCGTAGTGGTTCTGGGTATATGAACAAGCATACAGTCGGATTGGAGATATGTTCAATGGGATATCTCAAAGATCAAAAGGCTTATACAGGTAGAAGGGTGGCAGATAGTCAAGTTGCTTTGTTAGATCAACCTTTTAGAGGTTATAAGACATATCATCGTTACTCTGAAAAACAAATTCAAGAAACTAAGAAGTGGATTTTGTTTGTTGCTGAACGTGATAATATAGATCCAAGAGTCGGATTAGTTCAATGGATTAAAAAGTTCGGAGCTTATAAAGCCTTTGAATGGAATGAGGATGCTTATAATGGAAAAGTAAAAGGATTAATCACCCATACAAATGTTAGTCGTGGTAAATCTGATTGCTATCCAGATCCTAGATTAGTAGAAATGTTATTAAGCTTATAAGATGGCAATAGTAAAAAAAGTAGAAGAGAAAAGAAAGGTTTCGTTATCTGATACAATCCGGTATCAGATAATTACCTATTGTTTCTTCAATCAAGTACAAATTAGTAATTCAGATCTAGAATGTTTAACTGCATTAGCAAAGTGTGGTGATATAAACCTTAGTAAGTTTTGCAAGCTTATGGAGACTGAAGATGTGTTTAAGAGCGCGCAGTCTGCAAGGAATGCAGTTACAAAAGCATATAAGAAAAATTTAATAGTTAAGAATGTAGATGACAAGAAGACTATTTCTGTTAATGCTGATTTAAATATTCAAACTTCAGGGTTGGTACTTTTAGATTTTAAAATATTAGGAAGTGAACCCGAAAAGTTACAAGAAGTTTAAAGCTGATATTGCTGAAGAAGTGGGTGTACATCCAGATGTTGTAAATGATTTTATAAACTTTTATTATGGTAAAGTAAGAAAGAGCTTGTCTGCATTAGACTATCCTAAGATACTGCTTGATGGTTTAGGTACGTTTTATATTAGAAAGAATAAACTAGAGAAAGCAATACAAAAGAATCAGGATATCCTAGATAATATTAAGAAGACTACATACAAGGGGTATGAGAAAAGTGTAAATGTTGGAGGGAAACTTAATAATATGCAGAATGCTTTAAAGACTTTAAACGAGAATATAGAAGAAAAGAAAAATTTTAAAAATGAAAAATCTAAGTAAATATCTTGATGTCTTTAAAAGTTCTTCTCAAATACTTGAAGGAATTAAGAATAGAATATTTAAACAGGAGCATATTGAAGCAGAAGCAGCTTATAGATATGCTATTTGTAAAACATGTAAGCTAATTGATCATAAAGGTAAATCATGTTTAGCACCGGGCACACAGCCGTGTTGTTCTGATTGTGGATGCAGCTTAGCACTTAAAACAAGATCAATGTCAACATCTTGCCCAAAAGGTAAGTGGACAGCTGTTATGAATGAGGAGACGGAGGATAAATTAATTGACTCTATAAACGAAGAATAATGGCTATTACATTCAAAGAAGATGGGCATATATATCAAAGCATAGAGGATGAGGGTATAAACTGGACTAGTGTAACATCATTTATTAGCAACTTTAAACCTAAGTTTGATAGGGAAGGTCAGGCTAAGAAGTCTGCTAAGAACAAAAGATCTAAGTGGTATGGCATGACTCCAGAAGAAATCATGCAAGCTTGGGATAATGAAACTCAAAGGGCTATTAAACTAGGAAACTGGTATCATAACCAACGTGAGTCAGATGTACTTGGTCTTGAAACAATTCAACGTGAGGGTGTTGATATACCTATCATCAAACCAATTATTAATGATGATGGTATTAAGATAGCACCAAGTCAGAAACTTGATGAAGGTGTCTACCCTGAGCACATGGTATATTTAAAGTCTGTGGGATTATGTGGTCAAGCAGATTTGGTTGAAGTGGTGAATGGGCATATAAACATTAATGACTATAAGACTAACAAAGAAATACGCGAGAAAGGATTTACAAACTGGGAAGGTATAACATCTAAGATGTTTGCTCCTGTTAAACACCTTGATGATTGTAATTTAAAACACTATAATTTACAACTCAGTATTTATGCGTATATTATTAAAAAGCACAACCCTAAACTAAAGGTAGGAAAGTTAACTATTCAACATGTAAAGTTTAAACAATTAGGTACTGATACAAATGGATACCCAATTAATGAGCATGTAAATGGTGAACCTGTAGTAGAGGATGTAGTTATGTATGATTTACCGTATCTTAAAGATGAGGTAATGACTTTAATAAACTGGCTCAAAGAAAACAAATGAGATATATAGAAGTAACTATACAATTACCACAAGAGGCTATGGATGGATCAGTTAATCATATACCATCTATAGCTTCGTTTAAGTCAGATGCTATTGTATCTTATTTTAAAAACAATCAATATACAATGGTTAGTGTTGTAGGTGTAATGGAACCATTTATTGTAAACATGGATTATAGTAAATTCAAAGAATTATTAAGAGGATGATAGTTAGATTATTTGATATACAGAATAGTAAAGTTGTACCAACAGAACACTGTTATACATTAAAGTTTCTTAAGGCAGTTATGGATGAATATCCAGATACTTATTTATCAATATATCAGTATATATTTTATATGAGTTGTCCTAATCCAGACTTAAATCCTTTTTTTAATTTACCTGAACATGAGAAAGAGGATATAATTATTGAAGAAGTACAACTTGAAGAATCTACAGAAGATCCTATTATTGCAAGAGCATTAGAGTTATGTCAGAAGATGTATGAAACACCCACATACAGGGCATATAAGGGCATTAAGTCCATGCTAGATAGATTGGCTAGGTACATGGAAACAACTTCAATAGAGCACGGGAGAGACGGTAATATCAACTCATTGGTTAATGCTGCTGCAAAGTTTGAGCAGATTAGAACATCATATAAAGGTGCATTTACAGATATGAGACAAGAGCAAGAAAGTTCTGTAAGAGGTGGGCAGGGGTTAGCATATGATCAATTATAATTATGAATAACGAATATATTTTCCCATATTGGGATGACATTAAATTAATTAAAAATGAAAAATCAGAAAATCACACCGGTAGGAAGAAAGATTCTAGTAAAGAAGAAGGAAGCAGAGAAGTACTTTGCGGGAACATCAATACTAATTCCAGAGGGAACGGGGAAGAAAGAGTGTAAAGCTATTGTGGTAGCTGTTGGTAATACTGTAGAGCTTATTGAACCAGGACAGGTTATTCAGTATGCTGACTATGCTAAACCAACAGTTATGATACATGATGGTGAAGAGCACTTTCTTCTAAATGCTGAAGATGTGTTTGCAATCATAAATGCATAAGTCAATACACACATATGACAATGGTACCTGGCGTACCACAGAGTTTGAGACTCGTGAAGATTTTATAAACTTTTTACTCCCCTTGTTCAAAGAGCCTGGGGAGTATGCTTTTGATGAAACTGCATCTATATTTAATAAAGAAGCTAGATTTTTTGAAGAGTATGGTTTTTATTGTGATAAACCTTTTAGATCTAAAGACTTTATAACTTATTGGGAAACTGAAAAGAATAAATGTCGTGATGGTGTAATATATCATAACAGAGGAACTACATGGTATCTTACTAGAGACTATTACATGTGGTTAAACTTTCTACCTATCTTTAACAAAGAGGAAAAGAAGTTTGGTTTTGCTAAAGTAAGAGATGCACAATACCATATGGCTTTGTATGAGCTGCTTGCAGAACTGCACTATAAGCATTCTGCAATACTTAAAAAACGTCAGATAGCTTCTTCTTACTTTCATATGGGTAAGATCATAAATACTTATTGGTTTGAGGAGGGTAGCATCTGTAAGATTGGGGCTTCTCTTAAAGATTATATCAATGATAAAGGTTCATGGAAGTTTCTTGATGAGTATAAGACATTCTTAAATGAGCATACTGCATGGTATAGACCATGTAATCCTGAGAAGGTTCTTTTGTGGGAGCAGAAGATTGAAGTAAAGGTAAATAATCGTAAAACATCCAGAGGCCTTAAATCTAAGATACAAGGTGCATCTTTTGAGAAGAGTGCAACAACTGGAGTTGGTGGTCCATGTTCTTACTTCTTTCATGAGGAGGCTGGTATTGCACCTAAGATGTCTGAGACCTATGAGTACTTAAGACCTGCAATGATATCTGGTATGGTTACCACCGGTATGTTTATTGCCGCAGGATCAGTGGGGGATTTAGATCAATGTAATCCATTGAAAGATATGATATTAAACCCTGCAGCTAATGATATATATACTGTAGAAACTAACTTATTGGATAAGGATGGTACTATTGGTATGGCAGGATTATTTATTCCTGAGCAATGGTCCATGCCTCCGTATATTGATGAATATGGTAACTCTCTTGTAAAAGAAGCTCTTGAAGCTATTAGGAAAGAAAGAGCAGACTGGAAGACATCTTTAAATCCAGAACAGTATCAGTTAAGGATATCTCAGAAACCAACAAATATATCTGAAGCATTTGCATATAGAAAAGAATCTATTTTTCCTCAAGGAATATTATCTAAGCAGTTAAAGGCAATAGAGGAAAAAGAATATGCATATGAGCATCTGAAACTTGAACGGGATGAGAAAGGTATTATTGCTAAGCGTACAGAAAAACTTCCAATATCTAAGTTTCCTGTAGACAGGAAAATGGTAGATAAAACAGGGTGTTTAGTAGTATGGGAGCGTCCCACTAAGAATCCAGAGTTTGGTACATACTATGCTTCCATTGACCCCGTATCAGAAGGTAAGACAACTACATCAGACTCATTATGTAGCATCTTTGTATACAAGAACCCGGTGGAGGTTACTAGAGAAACAGAGAATGGGTTAGAGCATTTTATAGAAAAAGATAAAATAGTTGCCGCATGGTGTGGTAGGTATGATGATATTAATAAAACACATGAGCAACTAGAGCTGATTATAGAATGGTATAATGCATGGACAATAGTGGAGAATAACATTTCATTATTTATTCAGTATATGATCAGTAAAAAGAAACAAAAGTATCTTGTACCAAAGCAACAGATATTATTCTTAAAGGACCTTGGTTCCAATAGATCTGTATTTCAAGAGTATGGTTGGAAGAATACTGGTACATTATTTAAGAGTCATTTAATATCTTATGCTATTGAGTTCCTTAGAGAGGATATAGATGAAGAATTAGATATAGAGGGTAACATTATATCTACTACTAAAGGGGTAACAAGAATCCCTGATAAAATGCTCCTTACTGAAATGTTAGCATACTATCCAGGTTTAAATGTTGACCGTTTAGTTGCATTTTCAGCACTGGTTGCTTTTGCAAAAATACAGCAATCTAATAGAGGATACGCCAAAAGAAAGGAATCTAATATAGATAATTCATTGCAAAAGTCAGAAAATTTGTATAAATTAAAGTATAGTCCGTTTAGTAATATGGGTAAACAAAAGTCCAGGAGAACTAAAGGAGTTAGAAGATCAGGGTTTAAAAATTTTAGATAATGAGAGTAGTTAACGCTCTGCAGTTAAAGAAAGGTGCAAAATCAGAAGGTAAGTATCCAACTACCTCAAGTTTAACTCAACCTATTCAATTTCTATCTACCAAGAAAAAAGATGATGATTGGTCAGCATGGAACTTGGATTGGTTAGAGCTACAAGGTCTAGAGTTTTTAAGACTGCATTCCAGAAGATTGCTTAAGAATTATAAGCTAGCAAAAGGTATTATTGATAAAACCGATTATATTATTGAAGAGGATAATGAGTACAAAGATCTTATGGATGTACTCACTAAAGAAGATAACTCTGCATTAGAGTTAAAGTTTTATCCTATTATTCCAAATGTAATCAATGTATTAAGTGGTGAGTTTTCTAAGAGAATATCTAAAGTTCAGTTTAGAGCTGTAGATGATACTTCTTATAATGAGATGCTTGAGCAGAAAAGAATACAAGTAGAACAAGCTCTTCTTGCTGATGCAGAAAGCAAGTTAATTCAGAAGATGATTGAGATGGGGGCAGATCCTGCATCTCCAGAAGTTAAAGAAAGCTTAGGTAAAGATTCTCTTAAATCACTACCTGAGATTGAAGATTTCTTTTCTAAAAGTTATAGAAGTCTTGTAGAGGAATGGGCTACTCATCAAATGAATGTTGATGATGAGAAGTTTAAAATGCAAGAACTTGAAGAAAGAGCATTTAAAGATATGCTTATTACAGACCGAGAGTTCTGGCACTTTAGAATGTTAGATGATGATTATGATGTAGAGCTTTGGAATCCTGTGCTTACATTTTATCAGAAGTCTCCTGATACAAGATATATATCAGATTCAAACTTTGTAGGTAAGATTGATTTAATGACTGTTTCAGATATCATTGACAAGTATGGTTACTTGATGAATGAAGATCAACTTGAATCACTTGAGAAGATATATCCTGCACGTTCTGCATTATATCAAGTTAATGGATATCAAAATGATGGTGCGTATTATGATTCATCTAGATCACATGAGTGGAATACCCAGATGCCAGGACTTGCTTATAGAAAGTTTGTGAGTAATTGGTCAGATGATCCTGCAAAAGGTGGTGATATTGTTAGTGCTATCTTAAATGAAAGTGAAGATGTTCATCAATGGGGTGAAGGAACTCTAATGAGAGTTACTACTACTTACTGGAAAACACAAAGAAAAGTTGGACACCTTACTGCAATTAACAAGGATGGTGATATAACTCAAGAAATTATTGATGAAAACTATAAGGTTACAATGAAACCTATATATGATACATCAGTATTTAAAAATAAAACTAAAGATAACTTACTTGAAGGTGAGCATATAGATTGGATTTGGATTAATGAAGTATGGGGTGGTATTAAGATTGGTCCAAACTTACCTGCATTTTGGAGATCTAATATGGCTGATAATGTCAATCCTATTTATTTAGGTATTGATAGAAACAAGCCGGGTAGAATTCCATTCCAATTTAAAGGTAATCACACAATCTATGGATGTAAACTTCCTGTAGAAGGAAGAGTATTCTCTGATAGAAATACTAAGTCTACTTCTTTAGTTGATCTAATGAAAGCATACCAGGTAGGTTATAATATGGTTAATAACCAAATAGCTGATATTTTAGTAGATGAACTTGGTACTGTGATTATGTTTGATCAGAATGCATTACCACGTCACTCTATGGGTGAGGATTGGGGCAAGCATAACTATGCTAAGGCATATGTAGCAATGAAGGATTTCCAGATGTTACCATTGGATACTTCTATTACTAATACAGAGAATGCTACAAACTTTAATCACTATCAGGTTCTTAATATGGAACAGACTGGTAGATTGATGTCTAGAATTCAACTTGCTAATTATTTTAAGCAACAGTGTTTTGATGCTATTGGAATTAATCCTCAAAGATTAGGGGGTGCTATTGGACAACAAACAGCAACGGGGGTTACTCAAGCAATGAATGCATCATATGCACAGACAGAGATGTATTTTGTACAACATTCTGATCACTTAATGCCTAGAGTACATCAGATGCGTACAGATTTAGCTCAATATTATCAAAGCACAAAACCTAGTCTAAGACTTAGCTATATAACAACAGAAGCTGAGAAAGTTAACTTTGTTATTAACGGTACAGATCTTTTACTAAGAGACTTTAATATTTTTGCTACTACAAAAACTAATCATAGAGCAATCTTAGATCAGTTAAAGCAATTAGCACTTACAAATAATACTTCTGGTGCGAGCATCTATGATCTTGGTAACATTGTAAAAGCCGACTCAGTTGCTGAAGTAACTGATATTCTCAAGGATGCTGAAGCAAAACAACTTACAATGCGTCAGCAAGAAATGCAACAACAACAGCAAATGCAACAACAACAGTTGCAAGCTAAAGCTGAAGAAGAGAAAATGAAGCTTGAGTTTGAAGCTGATCAAAATGATAAAGAACGTCAAAAAGATCTTTTGGTTGCTGAGATTAAATCTGCAGGTTATGGTGCAATGCAAGATATTGATCAAAATCAGATGAGTGATTACAGAGATGCTGTAAGAGATCTTAAACAAACAGAACAGTATCAAGCACAAATGGATGTTAAGAAAGAAAAGATTTCTTCTGATAAAAACATAGCTAATCAAAGAATGCAAATAGAACGTGAGAAGTTAATTACACAAAGGGATGTAGCTAATAAGAATTTGCAGATTGCACGTACTAATAAGAATAAGTATGACATGATGGATTCAAAAGATTCTGATGCTCAAGAACCTAAAGAATAAAAAGATTTTATCTATAGCTATATGCTGCAGAAATTAAAGTTTTCTGGTCAAATATTTTAAGTTTATTAGAATATTTTGATTATATTATTAATGTATTAAAACCAATAAATTATGAGTAATAACGAAAGCAACGTGAATACTAAGGTAGAAACAGTTGATGTAAACATTGATGAAATATTTGGAGCTGCTCCAACAGGTGCTGATATGGTAACTGATGATAAGCCATCTCGCCCAAATATTTTTGGTCCTGTTAAGCCTGAAGTAGATATGTCATTTACTGAGCCAGAAGAATCTGAGCCAGTTGTAGAAACTGATGAACCTGTAGTAGAAGAACCTACTGAAGAAGTTTCTGAGGAAACAAAAGAAGAAGTTACGACAACTACAACAGAAGCATCTGATCTTTTAGATAACATTGATGCAGAAGAAACTACAGAAACAAGAGGTAGAAAAAGGATTTCAGGTATTACTGATGTATTTCACAAGTTAATTAAGGATGATAAGATCATTCCTTTTGATGATGATAAAGCACTTGAAGATTATTCTGCTAAAGATTGGCAAGAACTTATTCAAGCTAACTTAGATGAAAAAGCAAATGCTGTACGTAGAGAAACTCCACGTCAATTTTTTGAAAGTCTTCCTAGAGAACTTCAAGTAGCTGCTAAGTATGTAGCTGATGGAGGTACTGATATGAGAGGTTTATTTAGTACACTAGCTGCAGTAGAAGAAACAAGATCATATGATCCATCATCTAAAGGTGGTCAAGAAGCTATCATTAGAGAATATCTTGGTGCTACTGGTTATGGTACACCTGAAGAGGTTCAAGAAGAGATTGAGACTTGGAAAGATCTTGGTAAGCTTGAACAACAAGCTAAGAAGTTTAAACCAAAGTTGGACAAGATGCAAGAAAAGATTGTTCAAGAAAAACTTAAGCAGCAAGAAGCTAAAAAAATTCAGAAGGAAAATGCTTCTAAGCAATACATGAATAATGTATACGCAGCATTAAAAGAAGGTTCTGTTGGAGATATTAAAATTGACAAGAGAACACAATCAATGTTATTTAATGGATTAGTTCAACCTGCATATCCTTCAATTAATGGCAGCAATACAAATTTATTAGGACACTTACTTGAGAAGTATCAATTTGTAGAACCTAACTATCAACTTATTTCTGAAGCATTATGGTTACTGCAAGATCCTGGTGGATACAAAGCTAAGCTTATGGAGAAGGGTTCTCAAGCAGCTGTTGAAAAAACAGTTAGAAAATTGAAGACTGAACAATCTGTAAAGACTTCTGGTGAGAGAGCAACTGAATCAAGTGAGACAAGTAGCAGAAGAAAGCTACCTAGAAAACAAAATATTTTTAAACGATTTTAATTTTTTTTATTTTTTTATTTTTTTAATTTTTTTAATTTTTATCAATTATGGCAACTCCGGTTTTAAATAATGGGATATTCTTGAGAGATACGCAATATAAAGCGAGCTCTCATGTTGATTCCTATCACCTAACTGCAATGTTAGGTAATGCAGAACCAATGGACATGGGTCCTGTGGATCTGTGGGCAATGACCCAAAAGGTTGAAATGCCCCTTTATCAAATGGCTTCCTTTGGTGGTCAGAACACAATTATGGTTGACAATGCTCGTGGTGAGTATAAGTGGCAAACTCCAATTGCTCAAGATCTTCCATTTGTTGTGGCAAACATTGCTGGCGCAGGTACAAAAGGTGTTGATGGTACTACTTTCCAAATTAAGCTCTCTAAGCGTGCTTTTGGACATGGTGACATCATTACTTATGACAAGTACAACGGTCTTGAACTTTACATTACTGCTGATGATATTCTTCCTGCAGGTGACGGGTTCATTTACACTGTACAATTAGTTAACAACAACAGCTCTGCAGGATTAGATGCTGATACTTACTTATGTCCTGGTACTAAGTATTTCAGAAAAGGTTCTGCAAGAGGTGAGTATGGTGAAAGATTCTCTGATATTGAGACAGGTTCTGGTTTCCGTGAATTCTACAACTTTGTAGGAGGAGCAGAAGCTCACGTACATTATTCTATTTCTTCTCGTGCAGATCTTATGATCAAAGGGGGAATGAATGCTGATGGTACTGTACCTGTAACAGAGATCTGGAGAAACTTTAACCAAGATCCTAACAATCCTTCTGTATCTTCTATTGAAGAGTTGGTAGCTGGTATGGGTAAAGCAGGTGCTAGAGATGCGTTTGAAAACGGAACTCTTTCTAGAACTTTCATTACTAACCTAGAAGCTGCTCACCTTTCTAAAATTGCCAATGACATTGAGACTTACTTAATGTGGGGTAAAGGAGGTAGAATTAGACAAGACGGACCAGATGATATCAGACTTTCTGTAGGTCTTTGGTCTCAGTTGGATAACTCATTCAAGAGAGTATACAACAAGTCTTCATTCACATTAGATATGTTCAAGTCTGAGCTTTACAACTTCTACCAAGGTAAAGTTGAGTTTAAAGGTCCAGACCCACAAAGAAAGCTTATTGTTCAAACTGGTATCGGTGGTATGCAGTTGATCAACAAAGCTATTGCTAATGAGGTTTACGGTTCTGGTCTTGTACAGAATGCTTCTGATATTGGAGCAGTATCTGGACAAGGTATGGATCTTGACTTTGGATTTGCTTACACTAGCTTTACTATTCCATTCTTGGCTAACGTGAAGTTTGTATTGAATCCAGCGTTTGATAACTTACATACGAATGATATTGAGAATCCATTGATTGATGGCCGTCCACTTTCTTCATTCAGCTTTATCATCTTTGATGTTACTGACGAAGGAAATGACAACATCTATCTATTGAAACTCAATTGGGATAATCAACTCAAGTGGTTCTACCAAAATGGTACTATGGACTACATGGGAAGAACTCAAGGATTTGCGTCTACTGGACAGTTTAATGGTTACAGAGTTTATATGACTCAAACCATGCCAGCTGTTTGGGTTAAAGACCCAACCAAGGTTCTTAAGATTGTAATGAGAAACCCAATTACAGGTGGATCATTCTAATTATTAACTTGAAAAAGGGGGGAGCAAGTCTCCCCCTTTTTTTCTTAAATCTTTAATTATGGCAATATTTAATTTCAAGAAGTCAAATAAAGTTACAGAGTTTACAAATTCAGATGCATCTGTTCTTCTTGCTTCAAAAGCTTCTGGTAAAGTAATTGTTGATAGAAATCATGCAGATGATACTGCTGCTAAAGCTGCAGGATTAATCAAAGGTGATATTTATCACAATGCTGGAGCATTAAGAGTTGTTATTTCCTAATCATATATCATGTCACATAAAAGTTATATAAATAAAATTAAACCTGCTAATACTAATGCTGAGTTAAAAGCTCAAGCTATTAAAGGTAATCTTGATCAAGCTCAGTTAGCTAGATTAGCAGATGTTAATAATTTGGGAGAGCAAGCTGATGAAGTTTTCAAAGGTGTTGTTTCCTATTATGATTTAACTAGTGGTACAAGTACACCACCTACATTTCATTTTCATGAAACTGCTGATGGAACTTTATATACTGATCCTGTTACGCCAGAAACTGATATGAAAGGTTATTATATAACTTTTGGTTTTGGTACTGCACCAACAGGAATAGGTCCTACAGCATATACAGTAGAAGTTGCAAGAGTTAGTTGGACTGGTAGTTCTTTAGATAAACTTCTTACTGAAAAGATTGATGGTAGTTTAGGTTACACAACAAATGGATCGGGATATGATTTAAATCAGGTAAGTACATTTGCTACTGGTGCTGAAGTATATGCGCTTGCTCCAACAAACGCATATATTCCAACAACAAGAGCTTCTTTATATTGGTCTAAAGATGATCCTGATAATCCTGGAAGTGACTTAGATTTTCAGAGAAGGTTATATGTAACAATTACAGCTGGTGGATCAGCTAACATTGCTTTTGAAGGTTTAGTAAGAGTAGATTTCTTTTTACCTGCAGATGCTAAAGTAACAGTGGTTGACGCATGATAAACTCAAATAACTATAGCCGGGCAACCGGCTTTAGAAATATTAATGATAATGTACATAATTATGTACTTTTGAGTTCACGTATTATTAATTTTTTAAAACCAATCAGATGAGTGATTATACAATTGTAGAGAAGTATCAACTAACAAAAGTTGGTAGTCAAGTAGCAGTAAAACCATTTTTAAATCCTAATAAGGAAAATATGGGATTGCAGAATTATGGAATGGCATTGCACGATGGTGTATGGCATGAAGAGTCTTTAGCATGTTTAGAATTAAACGGTGTTAAAAGATATGTTACAGGTCTTAATGAGTTTGCACCAGATGTAAAAAGATTACAAGGTGCAGAGAAGAAAGAAAAAATTAAAGAGATTAGAGCTGTTGTATCACAATTAGAAGCAGAACTAGCTGCTAATGTAGTTGATCCAGAAGATAAAGACTTTTGGAATAAACTTACTTTAATGAGACCTGATAATGATGATTTTTGGTCTAAGATAAGTTTAAGATGTGGTAATGAGCCAGTATTCTTAGATCCTGCTGTTGATCCATATGACTTGATTAAATTATATGCAATTAAGGCTGGTGGTTTTTCTATTGTTGCTAAGTCATTGAAAGATGCTAAAGCTGACCCTAATTCACCTAAGTTTTATTTAGATACTGCAGAAGAGTCTATTAGTACGAGAACAGAATATAGCAAGTTACGTAATAGAGCATTAGTAGAGCTGCAGAAGCTATATGATACTGATGTAACTAAACTTATGTATGTTGCTAAGATTGTTGACATAGATAGTGCTCAGTATACTAAGACTACTCCTAATGATGTTTTATATGAAAATATGGATATGTACATCAATGGAGATGGATCTGAAAGCAATAAGAAAAGATCAGCAACATCATTTATTGACGCAGCTGGTTCTTCAATGGAAGATCTTAAGATTAGAGCATTAATTAAAGATGCATTATTCTATAGATTTATCATGACTAAATCTAGTGGATGGATTGAGCCTTTAAATACTGCTGAGAGAATGGGTAAGACTCCAAGTGAAGTTCTTGCATATTTAAAAAACCCAGAGAATGAAGAAACACTTTTAGCACTGTTAGAAGATGTAGAACCATATTGGAATAATTAAATAGTTAGTTATGTTAAATTCAACCCTTCAGATAAAACTTAAAGAAAGACTTAATAAACTAGATAGCCAAGACTTTGATAATATAGAGTGTTGGCAGTTTATTGAAGCTTTTAATAAGGCACAGACTGAGTGGGTTAGAAGACAACTACACGGTAACAATTTATATAAGGAAGCAGATGAGTATTCTAAAAGAAGAATAGATGATCTACAAGTCCTTCTTACAGAGACTCCTCTTACTGGTGCATCTAATGATGAATTTTTTGAATCTAGTAATTTTCCGGTAGATGATTACATGGAGTATAAAAGAATTAGTGTAGATGCTACCAGTAGTTGCTGTCCTGATAAAAGATCAATGACTGTTTATCTTGTAAGAGAAGAGAATATTGATCTATACCAGAGGGATCCATTAAAAAGACCTGACTTTGATTGGAGTGAAACACTAGCAACAATGCTTAATAATACAGTTAGAATCTACAAGAATGCAGATTTTAATTTAGTGGATCCAGTTCTAACATATTATAGAAGGCCTACATATATTCAAATATTAGATTGCACTAATCCATATACAGGTGAAACATCTGTAGAGGAAGTAGAATGTGAATTCAAAGATGATATAGTAGAAGTAATTCTTGATGAAGCTGCATCAATACTTGCCGGTGATATAGAAAACTTTAGTCAATATACTAGAGAGCAACAATCAGCAGAAAGGAATAACTAATGGAACGACAACTTAAAAGACAGCCTGCTAAACCAATGTTAAAGAGACCTGATGGTAAACCTGCTATTGAGTCTACTATGGAGAGATCTGCTGATATGCAGAAAGTGGATATGATGACTGGTTCTTATGTTCAGTGTTTAATGAATGCTTCAACAAGTTTTCATAAGTTACATTTGCAAGTAACAGGGGTTGGATCATATGCTCAGCATAAAGCTTTGAATAATATATATGATGCATTGCCGGATTTAGCAGATAGCATTGCTGAGGGATATCAAGGAGCATGTGAAGTTATATTAGACTATCCTGAAGAAGCTCCTGTAATTTTAACATCTGTTGATGGAGCTGTTGAGTATTTAAGATATATGGCAATGAAAACAGATGAGCTTCAAGCAGTTATGCCTCATACAGAGATTGTTAACCAATTAGATATGGTTAAGGATGCTGTAAACTCTGCAAAGTACAAATTATTGTTTCTTAGTTAGAAAAGTTTTATTATATTATATATGTGTAGTAATACACATGTATTTATTTTTTTATTTTAAATTTTTATAAAATGGCTTATTTTAATCATGCATTTAGAAAATGCTTTTTAGTAGACAGCGTAGAAACTGTTGATAATCAGCCCACTAGTTCTTTAGCAGCTTCTGAGCTAGCTATTGTAGATGGTGCAGATTGGCAATCAGTAACTACTGCTGGTAATGTAACTGCGGGTGCGCAGACTTTTTTAGTAGTGGGATCACTACATAGTGTAGACACAATTGGTAATAATCCTGGACACGGTGGATATTCTGAATCCGTTAAGTCTAAAGGTATTATGCCTAAATATATTACTAAGGCTTGGAAAACTGCTGTATGTACTCCTACGGCAGCTACTGCAGAAGTTGCATTAGCTTCTGATTGTGTTCCATGTGGATCTAGTATCTTTTTAAGAATGGATGTTAAAGGTTCTCCTGCACTTCGTTTCTTAAATCACAATGCTTATGCTATTGGAGATTCTGCAAATGTTTGTTGTGTAGACGGACAAGACTATATTGATCCAGCTGCTGCTCTTGCAGAAGCCGGAAAGCAATTATTAGCTGATCCAATTCTTGCTCCATTTGTTAGAGAGAAAGCGGGTGGTGGAATTGAAATCACACGTACTGGTTTAGCTGCTGTAGTAGCTCCTCTTGGTGCACTTGTTGGTGGTACTGGATATACTGATGGAACATATACAGACGTTCCTGTATCTGGTGGTACTGGTTCTGGTTTAACATTAGATCTTACTGTATCTTTAGGTACTGTTCAAGCAACTCCTACTATTGCATGTCCTGGTCAAGGGTATACTGTAGCTGATGTACTAACTATTTTAGTTCCTGGTGGTACAGCTGGTACTCCATCAACTATTGCTGTTGCTACTATTGCTGATACTGCTTCTTATACTATTGCTGAAGTTCAAGGATCTGGTTATGTTGAGTCTACTGACCCAGTAACTGATGGTGTATCTGCTAAACTTCAAGTAGAAGGTGCTTATGTTGAAACTAAGTTTGGTACTTGTTCATTCGATACTAGAGACTTTTATGGTAAAGAGCCTGTACAAATCATCTTATCTAATCTTGATGAGACTGGTGAACCATGTAATGATTGTGGTGTAGCTTCCAGAACTACTGGAGTTATGGCTCAAACA